GTCGTATAGTAAAGGTTTGCTCCCTCTGTTAAATCAGTAGTTGTTTTGTTTCCTAAAATTGTATCCCAAGCAGTGTCAAAGTCAGAAATTATATCAGTTATTATTTTATCGCTAGTATTATGTGGGCTTAAAACATTATCAACACTATCCCATAAGTTTTCTTCTGATATACTTGTATTAACATAGGACTTAATAGCTTTTTGAGAAGGAACTACTGTGTCGCTATCAGCTCCAAGTGTTTCATCAGTATCAATAAGCCCCGCTAAAGAAATTGTTTTTATGTTTTTTAATTTAAAATATTTTGAAATATCAAAATTATCACTATCACCAATTAGTAAGGTGTCATCATCTTTAAAATCATCTACTTTCTCAATCATATCTACTGGAAATTTTACATTAGCCATATTTTTTTTATTTATTCATTAGAAATCTGCTTTAGAGATTTATAAGTAAGGGTTATATTATATGTTCTAAAATTTAACTCCCTATTAACATATCCCATATTAGCACTATTTAAAGTTATATCTTGTAATAAACCATCTAAAGTAGAATTACTATCAAAGACCTCATCTATTTGGTCAATTAAATTTAAAATTATAAAATCACCTTGTTCTGAGCCTGTATTATAATAGTTTATTTCTTGAAATAGAGTTAGATTTATAACTCCATTTTCTTCTATCATACAAGTAGCTACTCTTTCTCTATTTTTTGAAATTGAAGTTATGTTTATAGCTGGGTATTTATTAAAATTTCCATTATTAAAAATATTAACTTCTTTTATATCAGTAATACCACTCAATAATTCTTTAATTTTAAGATATATTGTTTTATACATTTTATATGTTATTTATTATTTTAGTCATCATACTATTAAATATAAGATTTACATTTCCACTTGATTCTTTAACTGTTCTTTCTACAAACGGATTAGGCTTTTGTCCTTTACTAGATTTAGTAAATACCCATCTACCACCTACTTTAAAAGCTAAAGCCTTTGCTCTCACAGGAACTATTGGGCTCTTATTCGGTCCATATATTCCTGTTCCAAACTCTACATATTTAGCATATTCCATTTTAGGATAAATTGTTACCTGTATAGGCTTATATTCCAAAGCTATATTATGTGCAGAATGTAACATTTTTGTTTCCCCTTGTGGTGCTTCTTTGACCATTACATTCACTATCATAGCCCCAGCGTCCTTAACACCTGCCTCTAAATATTTACCTACAACTTGAGGTGATTCAGCGAACATCTTTCTTATCCTATCTAAATTTTTTATTTCCAAACTATAACTCATCTTATTGTTTTAATAATGTAAGATAACACTCAACTCTTTGAATATTTTTTAAACTATATCTCCTAACAGTTTTCACTATATATTCAGGGGATACACTTAAAACTAAGTTGTCCCCAGATTCATCTAAAATATAATTTGACTCAATATTCTGATTATATAATTCATTATATTCAAAATCAGGCAACAATTTGTCCCCCTCTTTTATATCTGAATAATTTTCACAATATAATTTGAATGTTTCATAAGGCACCCCCTCTGACATCATTACATCTTCTGCTTTAGCTGGTTTAATAGCACCCATTATCTTACCGTGAAAGACATATTCTTCTACTTTACCACCAACTTTTGTATTTAATCTATATACACTTATAGACTCATCAAAAAAAACTCTCATTATATTACTGTTAATTTATATTTATCTAAAACTAACTTGATATCATCGCTTATAAACTTCTCAAAGGTTATTCCTGCACCATCTAAATTTTCATCTGTAATTCCATCAGATTTATGTTTGTTATAATATTTACCTACTATTTTTAGAATAGCTAGTTTTAAGGCATTGGGTATTCCAGTTGTATATCCACAGGTATAAGTTGCCTTGTAATTTCTTTTACCTCCTGATACAGCATAAGAATAAGAAATAAAACCTCCTTTATCATCAAAAGCATAATCATCACTATCTATAACATTCCAAGAAATCCCATTAAATTCATAAAGAACTAAAGAAGATAAATTTATATTATTATTTAAGAAAAATAAGCCATCCAAATAACAATCATCACCATTAAAATATTGAGTTTCTTCTGAAGTTAATATCTTATTATTACAATATCCCTCTATAAAACCCTCTGCACTTTCTTCTAATATAGTTAATAAATCATCATAAGTAGTAGTGCTTAAGGCTAAATATGTTTTTATGTCTTCTAGGCTAACTAACATTTTTTTTATTTTTTAATTTATATATTAAGTATATCACAATTAGAATTTATAATCTTTACTACCTTTATTAAGGCCTTGATGTATAACCTTTAAATCTTTAAAATATCCCACCTTAAAGCCATTATCACGCCAAACCTTACCCTCATTTGCATCTAATCTAACATCAGAGTTAATCATTAAATCCATAGCTTTTTTAGGAACACACCTAAACATACCACCATTATGAGTAGTCAATTCCAAATCAAAATAATCAAAACTTTCGGTTGATAACACTTCAGGCTTATAATCTTTATCTAACTTCAAATCAACAGGGCTTAAAATATAATCATCAGAACCTCCAAAAGAGTAAAACCTTATTATTTTTTCTAAAATATTTTCAGTTACTACTTCACAATCATTATCAAATTTGATAATCAAATCATAATTTTTATAAACAAACTCTAACCCCTCATTTTGAGCCCCTGTAATACCTAAATTCTCACCAAACTCTATAACATTATAGTTATTTGCCTTTAACCATTCAATTGTTCCGTCAGTTGAACCATTATCAAAAATGATATGGTCAAACTTCACATCAGTGTGTTTTTTTAAACTTCCAAGATACTTTTTAGTAAGTTCTAATCGGTTGTATGTAATTGTATAAACTAAGATTTCCATAAAGAAACAAATTTACTTTTATTAAATTCTATTGGCTCAACATCATCTAACATTCTGTCATATAAATCACTGCTCTCTAATAACTTATGCTCATCATATTTTATTTGCCTTTTTCTCTTATCCAAGATGTCCTTCTTATTTATATATCCATAATGTTTAAAAATAAAATCACAAAGCTGTCTTTTTTCATAAGCATACATAGGACAAGAACCACAATGTAAATTTTTATTATAGAATTTTGTGCTTTTATTCCATAAAACTTTAAATAATCTAGCATTCTTTTGACGTCCAAACACTCCATCAGTTCTAATGTGATATTTGTCTTTAGTAAAATGTGCAATCATAAAATCCCAACAGATTCCTTTCTTTAATAATTTTATTGCCTCCTCTCTGTTAAAATCATCGTCAAATACCTCATCAGCATCCATAGGAATAATAGCATAAGGGTTTTCACTCATAGCATATTGTAAAGCTCTCTCTCTTAATAAGTTTTCGCTTTTACCAAATAACTTAAAATTATGGTAATAAGTCTTTATATTATATACCTGTTTTAGCCCCTCAATCTCACACACAGTCGCTTTGTTACTCTTATCTAATACAACTACTAATTTATCTATTAACCCCCCCTTAAAAAGCCTTTCTATTACTTCTGTTAAATATTTATTATCCTCATCACCAACTATCATAGAACCTATAATTCTGTCATTAGAAAATTTCTCTGTAAACTTCTTTTTTCCCTCAAAAAAATACTTTTTCCAGAAGTCGCTTTCGCTTTTTATACTAATATTTCCCTTATGTATTGCCTCGGCTTTACTAATAACAATGTCAAAACCTCTCATTTTAACCTGTTTGTTAATATCATTATCCTCCCACATAAAAAAATAACTATCATCAAAGCCTCCTATCATTTCAAATAGTTCTCGCCTTATACATAAAACACTTCCATTAACTCCAAATCCAACTTTCGAACATTCAGTTCCTACAATTCCAACAGACTTTTTTTCAAAGGGCAATAATAAATCACTAATAAATTGCTTTTTGTCAAGTATTTCTACATCATCATTTAAGAATAAGATAAATTCCCCCAATTTTTCATAACTTTTAGCACCTATATTACAATTACCCGCAAAACCTATCCCAGTTTTAATAAAATCACTTTTAATAACTTCATAAGTATTTATTCCATAATCTTTAGAATCAAAAGAGGTCTTAACTTTTCCATTAGTTAAAACCACTATATCAACTTTATTTTTAATATATTCTTTTCCTAATAAATTTTTATCTACCAGTTCAGCTCTGTTATATACAGGTTCAGCATACTCTTTACATAAAAAATTCTCTTTTCTAACCACCCCTAACTTTTTTAATAATATATAGTTATCATATTCTAAACTTGAAACATCATCCTTAACATAAGGGCTAAAGTTTTTAATATATTTTACTATCATTTTCATAGCTTTATAACTACATCAAATTTTTTTAAGTAAGCATATTCTTTTTTAGGTATAGCAGTAATATCACCTTTAACATAAGGGGTGCGACTTTTTATAAATTCTACTACCACATAATCATTAGGTATAATATTTACTTTTTTCTTTGTAGCCATATTATTCTTAATTTATTTAGTTGTATGGGGCAACTTAATGCCCCACACTCAAGATAAACTAGGCAGAAACAACTGCTGTCATTTTCTTCATAGCTTCAGGTAAAGTGTAGATACCATCTACTGCTTTAGCTATAACTATTTCTGTTTGCAATTTAGAAGGAACTTTTATGCTTTCCATAAACATTTCTTCCCCATCTTTAATGTAGTAATAACTCATATCACCGAACCAGATTTCTGTTTCATCTGTGTCAGAACCTAAGTTACTAGGAATGTCTTCTGTTTCTATAAGTGGCTTACCAAGAACAGTATTGTTAGTTGGGTCAAATATAGGTCTTTTGTTATCATCTAAAACATTCATAATAGCTTTTACACCTGCTGTTGATGTTAAAAACACTGCATTCTTTCTGTATTGTCTTTTTAAAGAATATGTTAAATTTATCATATCCTTATAAGCCAAACCTGTAGAGGCTTGTGCAATACTATCAACTGAGGCACTTCTTAATCCTGTTGGTTCAGTACTTCCTGCACCAGCTATAAATGAAGTTTCTTCTTCTATAGTTATACTTCTAACACAAAGGTTAGTAATATAATTTGTCAAATTCAATGAAGAACTATTCAATAAACCTCTAGGAATAAGAACTCTTGTAGCAAGGTATAAATCAACCAAATCAGTTTTACCTAATGTTGGAGAACTTGCTGTAACTTCATCATTTTGTGCTACCCAGTAAGTAGTCACACCCGTTCCTTCTTGTGGTAATTGATAATTTCCAGCCATTCTGAAAGTAAAACAATACTTTCTCATAACAGCTTCTTTATCTAATCCCTCTTGAATCATATTTGCTAAAGTTGTAGGCACGGCATACCCAAAAGAACCAACGGTTCCGTTTATAACTTTAACATTACCAATGCATAAGGCTTTAACAAAGTCAGCACTTTCCTTGATTCCTATTTCTTTTGTATCAACAGCAGATTTAACTGTGTTGAATTTAGCAGAAATGCTTTCCTCTATTGATTTCATATTGTCATTTACTACTTTATTAACAATAGATTTCAATCCATTAACTGAAACTTCTTTAATAGATTTTTCAGCTTCCTCGTTTTCATCTACTTCTTCAGTAGATTCGTCTATTAACTCATCTACCTCTTTTTCAGTAGCTTCATCCTCAACGTTTATTCCAGCCTTTTTTAATAAGGCAATTTTTGCTTCTAAAGTCATATTATTTTCTTAATTATTTAATATCTAAGTCTTTAAGCTGTTTATATAGAAAATTGTCAATGTTAATTTTTTTCTTATAAACTTGCTTAATTATGTGTAATCTTTTGATTACTTTTTCATCAACCTTTACCCCTGACATTTTTTCAGCCAAGTAATTATCAAAAATATGATTACGTTTTAACACGACTTCTGTGTCGTCTGTCATTATGAATTTTACATTATCATCTAATTCAGTTATTTCTTTTATATCTATTGACTTTATTTCCTCTTTAATTTCCTCAGGCTTTTCTTCAGTCTTTTCCTCAGTCTTTTCCTCAGGCTTTGATTTAATAGACATCAATTCAGTATCAGGATTACAACCAGAAAGCACAGGGCTTATCTCATATAAATCAAGTTTAGATAATATCCTGACTTGTTTATTACCTCTTTGTTCATAACTAGCCTCTTGAATACCATAACCAATACTAAATTCATCAGTAGCACCTGCTTTCATTAAGTCATAAGCCTCTTTTGCTTTTTGAACAGATAAAACTAGCTGTCCTTTTATTTTTAATCCTCTCTCATCTTCAATAGCGGTTAAAACTTTACCTATTATTTGGTCCCAGTTGTGTGACCAAGCTATTTTAGGCATTTTTCTTAATAAACTTTCCTTAAAAGCCCCTTTGACTATTACCTCATCGGCATAATCTACATTATTAAATATAGATACATAAGCCTCAAATGTTCCTTTTTCGTCATCAAGAACTTTGAAGTCTGATAGCCCAGCTTTTAAATCTTTGGTAAATTTTTCCATAAATGTTTTTATTTAGTTTAAAATATCTAATAAATTTCCTATTGGAGCCATTGAACAAGAACAGTTTGGATGAACGGGCTGTTCGCCCTCTATACTATCTATATCCCAAGCCTCTTTTGACTTTGCTATACAGATAGGACAAGCCCCCTCGCTTAATATCCATCTCAAATGATAATATCCTATTTGTTTATAGTTCTGTCTTTGCCCCTCAGCCATTCCTCTAGTAGTTTCGGTCCTTGCTATCATTTTTGCCCTAGTATCACTAGCAAATGTAAATACCTCCTTAACCCTATTCTTTAACTTTAAGAGGCTCTCACCATCATTTGTCCCCTCTGCTAATGTTCTGATTAACTCTTGTTGGGTTGTGTCTGTTATTATTCTTGCCTCTTTCATAGCTAGAAGTGTAGTCCATTCTGATATCCATTTGTTATTCGGCGTAAAATTAGTTCCAAAGAAATCTATTGCTAACTTACCACCACTCATAACACTTTTATATAATGCAGGTTCTATTACTTCAACAGTAGCCCAAATTTCATCTATTCCATCTAATCCTTTTATATTAACTATATCACTATTTTTAAAAGTTGATAAATATCTTTCCTCTTGTGCCTTAAAAAACCTTGACATTTGTTTCTCATAATCTTTAACTAACTTTTCTTCTATTACCATTCTTTGCCTTTGATACCTTGATATTAGCTCTTTTGTTATTTTTTTTTTACCCACTACTTTTATTATAGTGTCATCTTCTTTTCTCTTTTCTATATTTTTCTTACCCTCTATTTTTAAATCTTTTATTATATTGTCTTCTATACTTTTTTTAAGCTGTGTTATTTTATAATCTCTGTTCATTATTCTACTTTTTATGTATCTTGACTTTTTTGAATCTACACCAGAAGTTTCAATAGGCTTTACACTTTCTGTTAAAGGCATTTTACTGAATTCATTAAATAATATATCACCACCATCAACAGAATCTAGCCCTATCATATCCCTAGCCTCGTTCCTTGTTATTACCTTATCAACTAAAGTATTTATTTTAGCTGTTTGCATTTGTTCATCTTCTTTAGCTAAAGGTTCAAAATCTAACCACAAATCAGCCCCAAAATTTGGAACTAGGAATTCATTTAATTGTTCTATATACTTTTTAACCAAAGGCTCAATAGTTCCTTTATAGAAAATATAACTTACTGCCTCGGCACTAGCTCTGTTAGCCGTTTGTAAATTACCCAATAATTCTATGGGCACTCCAAAGATAGCCAATATTTTATCTCTATTAAATTTTTGACTTTCTACAAAATCCATATCCTTTGGAGATATACCTGTTGGAACATATTTCATTCCAGCAGTTAATACTTTCATTTTTCCAGTATTCTCATAACTAGAATACTTTTGCCCCCATTCTTTTTCTAATCTTTTTAATGATTCGGCAGTAGGCTCACTAGGAATTTCTAATACACCAGATAATCTAGTATCATTTTTAAGTAAATTTATATTACTTTGTGTCATATAATCATCTTGCTGTGCATTCATTCTAACAGCCTCAATAGTTCCCAATCCTTTCTCTGGATAACTAGGGTTGTAATTCTTTAACATTATTATATCCTCTTTAGCAGGTTGTATATTATATGTTCCAATTCTATAGTCATATCTTAATATAGAACCATCAGCCCCTTTAATAACCTTTAAATATTCTGGCCTCATAAGATAAATACCCTGAACCTTAGATGTTCCTTGTCTATCTAAATACCAAGGGCTTGCACCATATAAATCTAAATAAGTCATTGAAAGCTCTAAAAAGTCAAATTTTGTCATTTCTGGATTAACTTTATAAAGCAATTCTAATAAAGGGTGGGCTAATACTTGTTCTAACTCCCCATTGTTTTTTAACTTATATAAATTAAAATTAACACTAGCAAACGCTTTAGCTCTCTTTTCTACGCAAGCCCAAATCCAAGAGGTATAAAAGTCTAGTGTGTCATCTTTTGTTATTATTGAAGAACCCAATCCATTCTCAAATGTTGGGGAAAGCGGTATGCTTTTTTTACCAATTCCTAACCAAGATAAAATTCCCATAAGTTTAAAGTTATTTTTATATATTAAGTATATCACTTATAAAGTTATAATTCGATATTCAACCTCTTTTTTTAATAAACCAAGCATTCTCATCATTATCATATCAGCAAAATCAGGACTTCTGCCCAATATAGTTTTCATTTCATCTTTAGATATAATTTTTAAGGAAGTGTCGCTATCCATATTTTTTTGTTTAATAGCCATCAACTCCTCAGAAATTAAATCTTTAACATCAGGGTTATCCTCATTTATTCCTATTTCACTTTTATTAACTAATTCAGCTAACTTAAAATAACATTGGGTCTTTAGGTTCTGGTAATCTTGTTTCTTGAATTGTTTTAATACTTTGTCCTGTTCTAACTCATAATCTCTATCCTGTATAGCAGTAGCATTATTAGTAAAACCAATACAGCCCTTGATATTATCTACTACACCACCTCCTACTCCGTCCTCATCTAATATTATATGATTAACATTTACATTCTCAGTCTTAGCTAAATTTAATATGTATTTAGTGCTTAATGATATATCAGACTTAATCTCATAAGGTAAGTCTATAATCTTTTTTAATTGTAAGCCATACCAAACCCCTAGAACCATTCTATCCTGTCCTTTCCTAGCTATATCACCTACTATGTATCTTTGATTTATATCCTCATTACTTACCTCTCTATTAAAGCAGTTATTTATTCCATCATAATCAAATAAAGAACTAGGGTCATCATCATATTCCCAATTACCATTACATAATCTTTCTCTAATAGATTTAATTTGAATATT